CTTTAAGTCCTATTTCAGCTTTTCTATCTCCTTTTCTTATCTCAATTTTTTGTTGCCACATCATTATTTTATCTGGAGACATAGGTCTATACCATGCAGTATGTTCATTTAAGAATGCTGCATACTCCTGTAAGAATTTCCAAGATCCTTTTTCATTAATGTAATCTTTAAGACTAGCACCTATTTTAAGAGTAACCCCAGCTTCAAACCATTGCTGGTTTATAAGTTTACCCATGTGATAATATGAAGATGCTATCTGACGTTTTTTTAATATTGCAACATGTTGATAATTAAGTTCTGCTAATAGTTCATAAAGTGCCATATGATACTGAGCATCTCTAATATCAGCAAATCCAAACTGTTGTATCTCTTTATTGAAGATAGGTAGAAAGTTTAACCACATATAGTATTCTCTTGCAAGAAACCAATTGTTTACACCTTCTTTAATAATGATTCCCTTTCTACATTTTATTTTTTGATCATCCCAATAGTTTACAAAGTCTTTTGACTTAAAGGGAGCTGTACAGTATACTGCATTTTGTCTGAACTTGTCTGATTCAGATACAAATAATTTAGTTGTAGTTTCATTGAAATTGTACTCACCTGGTTCTTTAAATAATTCAAAGATAAAGTCACTGAAGTCTTTTCTGGATTCAAAACTTGTAGTTGTCCATGTTCCATTGTCATATGTCGGTATATCTTGATAAATTTCACTCATAGTTATTGATCATAAGCCATACCAATTCCTCCTCTAACTTTACTTGATTGTTCATCTTGTAGATCTTTGTATACTCCTTTAAAAGAAGCTCTGATAAGATCAAAGTTTTTAGCAGCAGCAACCAGTGAATTAATATTACCATCCCTTCCTGCAGTGATGGGTGTTGTTTCCATATATCTAGCTAATCTATCTAACATAGATGCCATACCTTTGTATGCTCTAGATGTAGGAGTTTCATACATTCTTTGACAAAACTGTAAACCTATATGGATATCTTCGTCTTCTGTAGAGAACTCTGCTCCTATTTCTTTTAGGATAATACTTTCTTTGTCAATTTCTGGAGTATGAAAAAAAGGATTCATATCTGGATTAGGACATGTCATGTAGAATAAATATAAGTAAATTTTAAGATGATCTTCTGGATAGTTATCCATTATATCTTTTAAAGCTTTTAATGTATAACAATGTTCTGTTGGAATAACAACTCCATTATGAACGTCAAACAATCTTACTATCATAATTATTTCTTTTTAATTTTGTCTTTGTTATCTTGAATGTAATGAAAAATTGCCAATACTTCATCAATTAAATAAGGTATTATTATAGGTATTACTTCTTTTACAATTGGTTCTCCATTCTCATCACATTTACTAATTGGATATCCCCACTTATTTTCACCTTCAATTTCAAAAGTAATATGGTGTATAAATATTTTTCCTGGTTTAAGTTTAGGATTATGCTTTAGTATAATATACATATAAATACTTAATTGTAATGCATAATGATAAAAATTACAATCATCTAAACTATCTACAGGTGGACATAATTTATCAGATATTCCTTCCCAACTTACATAAGATTCTTTTTTAATTTCTTTATTAGTCTTGTAGTCAATGATATTTACTTTACCATTGACTACTTCAACTAGATCTGATTGACCACATATACCAGCTGATTTTAAATATACCATGTGTTCTGGATATACTCCTGGTTCTAATTTTTGTAATGGTGCAATTTTAACACCTTCTTTAACTTCATTAGGTTTGAAGACAGGAATTGTTACACCCTCTCTTTCCATTGATGCTAATGCACACAAGTCAGATTCTCTTTGGTCATGATACCAACTACCTAATACAATTGATCTATCAGCTTCACTATCCCATATCTGTTGAATAGTTACTGGATCAAGACCATACCATTTTGAATTTTTATTTTTAGTAACCTTGCTAGCAATCTTCTTTGCATCAAATGGTTTCTTAAAATGTGAGACAAGTGTAGTTACACTTATCCATTTGATATTTTCTTCTTCAATACTTTTATAGCTGTGATCATCTGCATTAAATATAATCATAATATTAATCTTTAAGATTATCTAATTCATCTTCTTCTTCTACGGTAGCAAGAGATTCCCATTTACCCAATGGACAGTCAGATGCAAGTGAACGGGTTTTAAAAGTTAATGAGCATCCACATTCATTACAACATGGAGCAGTACCTTTTATAGCACACTTCTTTCCCTTACTGGTACATTCATCACAGATTAAAAATCTAAGTCTAGCAATCTCTTCTATTGTTTTATCACGAATTACTGTATTAGTTATCCCCTCTAGAATCTGTTTCCGGTTCTGCCAAATTGTTTTTAGAGTATTTTTCATCCTTAAAAGTTTGTTTTTTATTTAATTCTTTGTCAGCTTTTATATCAATCTTTTTCAAAAGTTCTAATTTTTCCTCCACACTCTTTTTATTATGATAAGCACCAAAAGTTGATGTGTCATGATTATTTAAAACTTTCTCATAATGGGGTATTGTTTTTTTTACTTTCTGTATTTTTATTACAAAATGTCCTAAACCATCTGCATTTATTCTTAACTCACTTAAATCACTTAAGTTTTTTCTTAATGTCTTATAATATAATTCAACTAAGTTCTCAACCAAATCTTCAGAAACATCAAATTCTTTTGTTATTTCTTTATATAAACTATTTGCTTTTTTCGGTATCATTTCCTAAAAATTTAAAGTCTAATAAGATTGTTCCTTCTATTTGGATTTTTAAAGTTGGATTCAACATTATAATTTTTTTATTATTTGAGTCCTTTACTATTAATCCAGTTTTCTCAGATTTATTTATACTATTTCTTACTGTCTGAGGAGACTTAAAAATCCATTCCTCTTCAGAAGATGCGTCATAACAAAAGTTACTCAACTCTATAGGTTGATTAAAACTTAATAAAGTTAGACAGTCAAGATCAGAGTCACTCATCGTTATATGGTTTATATAACAATGAGTAAGTATCTGAAATTTTACAATATCCCATTTGGGCATTTTAACCCTTTTCTGTACTTGATTAACAAGTGCCATTAACTTCTTTTAAGTTTTTTACCATCTGAGGGTGCTTTCTCTTCAGTTGGTTCTTTATCTAACTCTTCTTGCTCAAGTTCATGTTGTGCTGCTGCCATCATGTTTGCATACTGCATCTGCATACTAGCTCTCTTGTATCTTGATTCCTCTACTTCAGTAAGTAATCTTTCATACTTAGATTGTGCTTCTAGATAAGGAACAGAGTTCTCATAAAAAGTTCTCATTTCTTCTCTTCTTGCTTCCAATTGTTCTGGTGTCAATTGTTCTTCTCCTTGTTGGTTTTCCATGATATATTAATTAAAGTTTATACAAATATACAATAAAAGTTTAAACAGAAATAGTTTAAACAAAAAAAATCCAGATACTTTACATACCTGGATTTATATAAATTGAATAAAATTATCTATTCTTAATGCTAAAGTTTAATATTGTTATAGAGTAAAAGTTTCTCTGTGGGTCTACTTCAATAGAAAAGAAATCTATTAATGATATTCTACATCTAATTGTTAATGTTTTCCAATTAGGTTTGTGTGCTTTCCAGTTGTTTCTAAATTTCATTATACTAATGTTTTAAGCATTGCTATCATTTTTGGTTGAGGACTTATATCACTCTTATCTTTCCTATAGGAGTTGTGAGTATATATTCCAGGTACTGCAGAAAGAGCATTTTTAGAAATGTCCCACATATCTGCTTCATTGTACTTAAGAGGGATACCATGAACTTTTCCCCAGTATACCAATAATTGTCTCACAGATTCAATCTGTGCATCTGTATAAGCATGATAATACAAATGTCCTTTATAAGGTGTATCTAATACACATACTTGATCACTTGGCACTTCTCTATCAACATAGTTGTAAAACTTATTTCCTTTTAATGTAAGTGGTCCCCAATTACAAATTTCAATTCCAATTGCTAGAGGATCAATAGATTTATAAGGAACACCCTTTGATCTAAATATATCAGACTTTAATCCTAAATGGTAAGCCCAATATTTAGAACTATAACATTGACAAATTTCTCCATCATAAGTTCCAGTAGAAGTTCCTTTACCTGAAACAACAATACATGTAGCTATTTTACCTCTATCATCATTATTCCAATTTTGAATAGTTGCTGGTGCAGAAGAGTTACCTGCTGTATGATGTAATACAATCTGTACTTTCTTTATTTCTTCTCTAAAGTACTGACCTTCTTTTAATGCAACATGTTTAATTTTTGTTAAGTCTAATTCTGACATATACTTAGTTATCAAGATTTTTTTTAAATAACTTAGCAAACCAATTACCAAGTCTTTCTAATGCAGGATTTGCTGCTTCAACAACTACTGTTGTTCCTTCTTCAGTTTGTGTAACTTTAACATCAAGTTTTTCTGTATCTAGAATGATCTCCTTAACTTCATCATTCTTATGTATTTCTACATCTACTTTAGGAGTATCAATTACTACATCAACTTTCTTATCTTTCTTAACTGCTTTAACTCTAACTTTCTTAGTCTTAACTTCTACTTTAATGTCATTAACATTTGTTGCTTTCTTTGTCATGTTTATTTATTTATAGGTTTACAATTTCTTCCTGTTTATCATCTACTGTTAATTGTGATGCTGTTGCTAATGTTGCACTTACAGTTGCTAAGTAAGTTGCTGTTGTAATAACTGCTGCTGGAAGTGTTACTGGTGCAGCAAGTATAATACCTGCAACTGCTCCTGTAATAATAGCCCATCTTTGGACTCTTTTCCAGAACTTAGGTGTCCTTGCTTCCCACCTTTCTTTAAGAGTTTTCTCCTTCATCTTTTGTTGGTTTTATTGGTTCATCTTTAATATGTTTTGCTAATGTTTTTAACAAAGGTAAGTATTCTGTCCAACCTAATCTTTTAAAGTTTTCTAAATTAGACCAGAACAAATTTATAATAATATAATTATAAAAGCCATAGTGAAGCCATTCATATATATTAAATTTTAATCCTAATACAGGTTTAATTACAATATGTTCTGCCATTGCATGAGATATACCAATCATTAGCATATACACAAATAGTTTAAACCATCCTTTACCAAAGAGTTCAGAATCAAATTTTTTACCTTCTTTTCTTGATGCTTTAAGTCCTGTATAAAATTCTAATGCAAACAAAAGTAAAATACCAATACCAACTGGAAGAACAATACCAAATACATTGTTAAAATAATAGGCAAGTCCTGCAAAAAAAGCACTAACTCCTGCACATGTTCCAGCCATTTTTGGATGGAATGCACTATCTGCAAAATGATTTATATCTCTATATCCAGCTGAGGTTATTAATTTATTTACTAATGTTTTCATAAATTATAATACTTACATTATGTTACCCGGTGCATCCGGGGGAACAGGAAATTCTGTTTTATCTTGCACTACACCACCCTCTTCAAAAAAATGATTTAACATTGCCTCATCTGCAGGAGTTAAATCAGCAGTAGCTTTATCAATTTTTATAGTGTCATCATATTCACTATCTGCTATCCATTTTAGGACAGTCCAGTCTACACCCTCTTTATTTGTGTAAACTTCATATTTATAAAAAAAATGTGA